GACAATCAATGGTGTTATAATACCGTCATCTGATTACACAACAACAAGCGCAACTACGTTAACACTGGATGCGGATGCGGCTGCCGAAGTTGGTGATAGCGTTGTTATAATTAGTTACTCAGAATTTACTGCAGGTGTTACAGACATATCTACTGATACAACGCCAACGTTGGGTGGCAACTTGGATGTTGGTGGAAACTCTATTGTTAGCACAAGCGATGGCGATATTAACATCACCCCCAACGGAACTGGTAAAGTAAAGGTTGATAATCTTTCGATTGATGGGAATACGATTGCTGTTGAAAACACAGACGGGGATTTGATTTTACAGGCAAATGGCAATGGTGATGTTGAAATAAATTTAGATGGTAGTGGTTCGTTCTTAAATATAAATTATGATAGCAGTGGCAGCTCAACTGGCCCTCATTTAGCCCTTAAAAGAACTTCAAGCAGCCCTGCTGATTTTGATGACCTTGGTAAAATCCTATTTCAAGGACCAAACGCCTCTGGCAGCAATGTTACATTTGCTTCGATTGAAGCAGAGGCAGATGATGTGTCATCTGGTTCAGAAAATGGTGCTTTAAAATTTAATGTAGCTGGTGATTCTGTTCCTTCTGGCACTGCTGCTTTAGAAATTTATACAGCGCAAGGGAGTCTTTCAGGCACTAATTTAGCAGGAAAAATTCGAATTGGTAATGAAGCTGTGCTTCAGTGGGCAGACCATAAAGGCACTTCTTTTGACTGTACATTAGATTGGGAAACTCCAACTCAAGCTAATACTATATCCTTTCCAAATGCTACAGGCACACTTAGTTATGTTGCACTAAGCACGACATCAATTACGTCAGATACAGCAACTATTGATATAGATAATTTACCTGCTCAGTTTGACAGTTTTGTGTTTCATATAAACGCACACCCTGTATCTGATGCTGTTACTTTCAATGCTAGGTTTATTGACGCTTCTGGAAATGCAATAGCTGATGCTAACACTTATGCTTATTATCGTCCAACAGATGGCAATGATACTAGTAGTGATGGTAGCACTGTTATGCAATTAACAGCAGGGACTATCGGAACTAGCACCAATGAAGGCGTGAAGTGTGATTTGCTTTTACAAGGCAGAAGTTTTTCACCAGATGCTGAAGTAGTGCCGCCAACTCTTCAAGGTCATGTTGTTGGTCATTATAATAACAGTGCTGTTTCTGGTGGCCCTTTTTATGGCTTTATGCAGAACAATAATGCTCAAGCAATAAGAGGCATACAATTTTTATGGGGTGGCAGCACGGATGTTGCTAAAGCAACAATTCACGTTTATGGGATTCAAAACACATGAAGAAAACAGTTATTGATTTTTCAAAGAGAGATGAAAACGGTAAGGTTTCTGCTGTTTCTGTGGATATGTCAGATGAAGAAATCAAATTAAGAGAAGCAGAAGAAAAGGCCGCAGGCACAGAAGCAGAAAGAAAAATTGAAGCCTTACGTTTTTTCCGTAATAAAAAATTAGCAGAAACAGATTGGACTCAAGGTGCAGATGTACCTGACGCCATCAAAAATGCTTACACAAGCTACCGTCAAAAATTAAGAGACATAACAAAAACATACAATGATCCACGCAAGGTTGTGTGGCCCGATAAGCCATAGGGGTAAGATATGCCATCAAGAGCCAGAACTTTTGCAGACAAAGCTAACTTAGCTATCAACGCTCAGACAGGTACAACCTATACTCTTGTGCTTAGTGATGCTGATGAAATTGTAACACTGAATAATGGCAGTGCAATCACTCTTACTGTACCTACCAATGCGTCAGTGGCTTATGAGATTGGAACTGTTATCAACCTTATTCAATTAGGTGCTGGGCAAGTAACAGTAGCTGGGGCTGGTGGTGTTACAGTTAATTCAGAAAGAGGTTTGAAAATCAAAGGGCAGTATGGCGTTGCGGCTTGTATTAAGGTTGCGACAGATGGCTGGGTTCTCGCAGGTAATACAGAAACATGATACCTTTGTTTTCAACAACAAGCGCAGGTGTTGAGCAAGTTATACCGCCGTGGATTTTGCTTGATACAATTACAACTGATTCAAGTAGTAGTTTTTTTGGTGTAACTATTGATAGTTCAAATGGATTACCAGCAAGCGGTACTGGCAGATTAATTTTTAACATAGTGGCTGATGAATTTAAAACAGACCAACAAATTCTTAACATAAGTGTTGATAGCAATACCACTGTTTTTGATTTCAACAGCAACAATGAGGGCTTTGAACAAGTATCAATCCAAGGCGCAGACCTCAACGATTATTTAAGCGCACAAGCTGATGATGCAGCGAGAACTTCATTTTATAATGCTTTAACTTTTACATCTGTTACCACATCTACAAGCGGTAATGGAAAGTGGTTAAGAAGTGCAGGCGGTACAACTTCTCAAAATACAGGTATTAATTCTGGTACAAATTTTTACATTTATTATGAAGCTACATCAAACAGTGGCAGTGGTGGTCATCCTATAGGTGGACTTGCAAGAAGCCCAGAGTTTTCTGTGGACAGTAGTCCAACTATAGTTTTAAGTCTGGGAAGATTCGGTGCTGGATTTGACAGTAGTGCAGGAACTTTTGGGCGTTTAGAAATATGGTGGAAGCCAAGCTAATGCAAAAATTTTTTAACAAACTTCGGAGGCTATTTATGCCACACCTTTATGAGTTGAATCCAAAGCTAAAAGGCAAGAAGCCTATAGCAAAAACAAAACCTAAAGAAGAACCACCTAAGAAGCGTGGGCGTCCAAAGAAAGCTAAGTAGATATGCTCGCGGAACTCGCTGCTGCAAACGCAGCATTCGCCATCATCAAGAAAGCTGTAGCTAACACAGGTGATTTAGCAAAAGCAGGTAAAGCGATTTCCGACTTTGTTATTGCAAAAGAAGAACTGCAAAGGAAAGGCAACAAGAAAAAAAAGAAGGGCGTTCAATCATCAGACCTAGAAGAATTTATGGCGCTTGAAAAGATAAGGCAACAAGAAGAAGAACTTAAACAGTTTATGATTTATTGTGGGCGACCTGGCTTATGGGGGGACTGGCAAAGATTCCAAGCCAATGCCAGAAAAGAACGAAGGGTACAAGAAGAACTAGCTGCACGTAGGAAGAAAGAAATTATGGAGTATGTTGGGTATGGTGCAGCAGGTTTAGTTATAGCTACCATGATAGCAGGTCTATTTGCATGGGTTGCTTGGTTGAAAGGGTGGTTTGAATGACAGACTTCTTTGACAAATATATGCGCTTCAATCTAACTGCACGGCTAACCATGATTGCATCTGTGATCATGTCATGGCGATGTGCAGAATGGTTCATGAAATTAGAAGATCCAACAACTGCTCAATCCGCGTTTGTATCGGTGGTCATGGGAATCATGAGTGGCATTTATGGATTGTATCTAGGCAAGGAAGCCAAGATAGATAAGGGGGGTAAGTGATAAATTTATTGGGTAGTTTGGTTGGCCCAGTGACCGGGTTGCTAGACAAGTTTATTGAAGATAAAGATCAAAGGGCACGCCTTGCCCACGAGATTGCGACGATGGCAGAAAAGCAATCGCATGAACAGGTCATGGCACAGATCGAAGTATTGAAAGCTGATGCAAAGGGCAACTGGTTTCAGTCAAGCTGGCGCCCGTTGATTGGGTGGATATGCGGGCTGTCTCTTGGAATCAACTACATGGTATCGCCAATCATGGCAGGCTTTGGTATCACCATACCGCAGGCTGACATGTCTGTAATGATGCCTTTACTTTTTGGCATGCTTGGAATCGCAGGCATGCGGAGCTATGACAAGAAACAAAACACAGATACAAAGGAGGTGAAGTAATATGCCACAAGGCCCAGGCACTTATGGTTCTAAGGTGGGTAGACCACCAAAGAAACCAATGATGAAAACTGCAGCAATGCGGAAAAAAATGAAAAAGAAATATGGTAAAAAGAAGGAGGTGTAAGCATGGCAAAACGACCCGGCTTGTATGCCAACATCCATGCGAAGCGTAAGCGAATAAAGGAAGGTAGTGGTGAAAAGATGCGCAAGCCCGGCGAAGCTGGTGCGCCTACTGCCAAGGCTTTTAGGGAGTCAGCAAAGACTAGCTTGCGTAACAAAATGAAAAAGAAGTACGGCAAGAAGCGGCAGTACGCATGAAACATTTAGATGAAGTGCGCTTGATGACAGCCATCATTCGTGATGAAGGTGCGGTTATCGAAGGTGGTTTACATAGGATGTATAAGGATCATCTGAATTATTGGACAATAGGCTATGGCAAACTTGTTGACCCAGAAGCAGGGGGTGGATTGACAGAACATGAAGCACAGTTCTTGTTGAAAAATACCTTGTCAGATATGTGGGACGAACTGCAGTCAAGCCTGCCCTGGATAGTAGAAAAGCATGAAGAAGTACAAGAAGCATTGCTTAACATGTGCTACAATCTGGGAATCACAAGGTTACTAAAGTTTGAAAAGATGCTTGCTGCTATTGAAGCAGATGATCCAGATGAAGCGTATGCCCAAGCACTAGATAGCAAATGGGCACGCCAAGTTGGTCAGCGTGCCCAAAGGATTGCAGATATTTTTAAGGCAGAACTCTAAGGCTTACTTAGCAATCCTACATTAGCCAAGTGTTGACACATGTACTTGGCGTAGTCTACAAAGACACCCTTGCCTTCAAAGGTAAAGGTGTCCTTGCCTTGTTGCAGTGCTTCAACATAAGCATCCCTAAATGCTTCTGCCTTTTGTTTTGTAAAGGTGATCCCTTCTTCCATACTCATAGTAGCTCCAATCCCCTTGGCATGTGTGGGTTCTTTCTGATATGCCCACGCTGTTCTATTCTATCCAAGGTATCTTTGATTGTAGAAGATGCCGCCACCTTTGTTATGACTTGCCTTCCTTCTATCTTTCCATCTGCTATTTCCCTATGGCTTGGGAAGATTCCATACTCATTAAAGTATAGCTGCAAAAAACCAAGCACATCTTTCTGCCTTGGTGTAAGACCTGCCTTACTCATTGCCTGTCTCCTTTAGTTCTGCACCTAGCTTTTTGTTAAGTTTGATTCTGCGATCTAATAGTTCAATGCCTGTTGCCATATTTTCAAGCAAAGGTTTATTTGCGTGTTCAAGTTCACGCAACTTAGTCATCTTAGATCTGGCATCAATGGTTGTTGCTTCCACAACAGATGTCATGAGCTTGTAATATCTGTTAGTAAAACTAGCTTCACTATCAAATGATTCTGGTTCACACCTTGGAATGTAAAGCACAAAAGCAGATGCTTCTGTTTCGCTCTGTTCTTGTTCAGTAGGGGATGCCACTACTTCACCTTCACCTAACTGCTCTGCATCATTGGTGGGCGTTTCAGCTTCACCAACAGCTTCCAAAATTTCTTGGCTAGTTACTGCCCCATCACCTATGTTAACTACCTTGTCAACCTTTGTGTGGCTTTGCTTTTCTTCTGGTGGTGTATCCCACCCTTCTTCTGTGGTGATCATTCCTTTCATTGCATCTGGGAAGCCATCACGCAAAGCAAATCCACGTGCCCGCATCTGCAGCATGCGGTTAGGGTAGCTTGTCCATGGCCCTTTCCTTCCCCACAGACCTGCCTTCTTTGCCATGTCTATAGAAAATTCACGCCTGGTTTCTTGCACTTCACCATTGGATAGTTTTCTTTTGACAATGCACACTGCGGTTTCACCTTCAAAGTGTTCATCAATACCAAGGAACAATGGATGTGCTGCCACTAGTGCAAGGGCAGAATCACCCCAGACTGTTGCCCTTCCATTGATGACAGATATATTTTGCAAGGCTTGCATCGGAGCAAGACCTATCTCACTACCCCATTGCACAGCCACTACAATATTGTTTGGCTTGCCTTGATAGTCGTTAGGTACAAGGCCAGACTTGGACATTGCATCTGCAAATTCCATAAGTTCTGACATTGATTTGGGATCTATGATTGCTGTTCCCATTAGTCCTTCCTTTCTTTTATTTTAAATGTCTGTGATTCCTGTGTTTCACCTGTGTCCACCATCTTCTTCTTTGGCTTGGTCACAAGTTCAGACACAATTTCGTAGGCTTCTGTCTTGCCATGTGTGATGCCCAGACTTTCCATCACACCTACGATTTCTGCTTGCACTTTCTTTTTTTGATTTGACAAGGCATTGGCTTCTGAACGTAGCTGCACAAAGTTATCACACAATGCATCCAGATCTTTGTTAGTTTTGTTCAGATGTTCTGTCAGATCTGCAAAGTCTGGTGATGATTCTTCTTGCAAGTCTGGATAGTTTTCACCTTGTTCTATCCGCACCCAGAATTCATCAACAAGTTCCACAATTTTTTGTGCCAGTCCTTCATCATACATGACAGGATACATGTGCAACTTGCCATCTTGTGCAAGCACAGAAACTATTGTTTGCCGCAAACCACTACATAACATCTGACCATTGCATTGTATGATCCAATCTGGTTTGCATACACCATTATGGTAGAAGTCTGTCTTGGTTTCATGGTTGATATCACCTTCTAATTCATAGGTAACATCATCATGTGTGAAGGGTAGCACCCCACCTTCAATGCTAATCACATTGTCTAGTGTTGCACCTAGCTTAACTTCCTTTAGTCTGAATGCATCTCGTGGTTCAAACTGTGTTAGCTTTGCAGTGGTTAGCTTTTGCAATTCATACAATGCCCAATCTGCAATACCACCTTGTAAGAAGTTACCCCTATCAAGTGCATGTTGATTCCTAATTCTTTCTATAGATTCCACACCTTCACTTGCTTTCCATTGTGTATCCCAGACTTCTTGTCTTGTCTGGAATGCTGTCTTTCTAAGAACTAGTGGTGGCAATTCAGAACACCCTAGTTCCTTTCCTGTAATGGTATGTTTAGCCATTCCATTTCCCTTCTATGTAAGTTGTTGTTGTGTTTCTGTGGTAGCATACATCATCCAATGCACACCCAATCCACATGGATGCCCACAGAATAAACATGACAATGATGCCCAAAAGGACACCACCTAGAAGTTCTAATATCTTGATAAGATCACCCCCTTCCTAGAATAAGTTTAACTTGTTGTGCATTGAAGTCATTACCCCTTATGGTTCTTTCACCAAGTTCATTAAGCCTATTGGCAATGCCCCTAAGTGACATGCCTTGTTCTTGTAGGCTTATGATCAAAGGTAGCTTTGCTTCTGCATACAAGTCTGCCTTTGCCCTTCTAGTTGCCAAGCCTTTGGCACTAGCCTTTGACAAATCTGTAGGTGAACCAAGGCTTGTTATCTTCTTGCCTTCCTTGGTCACATAGAATCCTTTATCCCTTATTTCTGCTTTAATCCTAGCCAATGCATCTTTAGTTCTTTCAGATATCAGATGCCTTTCTATGCTACCCACACCTACCATGATGGGTGTGGTCATAGGATCTAGTGGCAAGCCAATGACTTCTACATTGACCTTGCCTTTCTGTATTTCATTCTGAAAAAAATCTAAAACATCTGGTGCATTTCTACCTAGTCTGTCTAACCTAGTGCAGACTAGTAGTGCCTTTTCTTTTTTGCATGTAGCTATTGCCTTCTGGAAGATAGGTCTTTGTGACCTTGGCAATGCACCACTTACCCCATCTTCAATGAAGAAGTCTTTGACATGTGGGTAGTGTTCCTTTATCTTTTGTATCTGATGTTCCACATCTTGTTTGATGGTTGATACCCTTACCAAACCATAAACATCTGGTGTATGCACATTCATTTCCAATCCTTCCCAAAAACTATGGGGTGGCTTTTGCCACCCCACCATTTTATCTGCATTTGATTTAGGCATTGCATGATACCCAAAGATCCAAGGCTTCTGCTTTTGGCATGTCATTTAGTATCTGGTAGGTAGGATACTTAGACTTGATGTGGTCAATGTGTTGTTTTGTGATTGACCTTACACCCTTAAAGCTAAAGTATCTAATAGCCTTTGGTTCATCTGGCTTGATAAACACAACCTTAGACTTCATGTATCTGTTGAAGTCTTTAGTTGCTAGGAACTTATTAACTTGATCACAACACCAGATTTCTAGTGTCATCTTGTTCCAAGACTTATCCCATTCCATAAAATATTTTGGGTGTTCTTCTGCAATTCTGCTTTCCAACAAGTTCCAAGTTGTGTTGTTTTCTTTGAAGGGTTCTTTAGCATTGAAGGTATCTGACCCACCATAGCCATCATTGTTTACCCAACCAATAATCTTGCCATTGAAGTAAACACTAGCTTCATAGCAATGTGTTTCTTGTGATGCGAATGCAGCATGCTTGATGCCTTTTAGTTCCAAGACATCCCCGTTCTTAAACTTAAATGAGTACATAACAGATCTCCTTTTCATAGTACATGCTAGTAATATAGTCTGCATTTGTTCTGGTTACAAGGGGTAATTATATTTTTCTGCTCTGGTTTACATAAAAATATTCTGTGATAACGTCTTGTGGATAACGTGGAGAAAGCTATTGCCAAGCAAATATAGAAACAAAAGAACAGAACTTGATGGGTACAAGTTCGATAGCATGGCAGAAGCAGCACACTATAAGTATGTGTTAAAGCCAAGGCTTATGGCAGGTGAAATCACACATCTGGAAGTGCATCCACGCTATGACATTGTGATAGATGGCAAGAAGGTCTGTAGGTATGAAGCAGACTTTAGGTTCATTGACCACAAAGAAATAGGAAAGGAAGGTAAGATAGGATGCACGATCGTACAAGATGTGAAGGGGTACAAGACAGCGGTCTACAAGTTGAAGAAGAAACTAGTGGAAGCACTATACCCTGGCACAACAATACAGGAGATATCACCGGCGACATCCCGTCGAAAGTAATCATGGTCAAGACAGCCCGCCATTTTGGTTTAGATGTGCGTGAGCTGCTTGCAAACAGACGTGATCATGCAGACATAAGAACACTTGCCATTGTGTTGGCACATAATCTTTCTTTGGAAAGCACAGTTGCACTTGGGCGTACATTCCAACGTGATCACACAACAATTATGTACAATCTAAAGAAGGGTAAAGAACTTGTGAATAACTCACAGATGCGTGAGCACTATCACAAATTAGTTGATGCAATACTACAAGATTACTATGCCTTACGCCGTCAAGGTTGGGTGGCATGAAGTACATAAGTGTTTGTTCTGGGATAGAAGCCTGCACTGTGGCATGGCATGACCTTGGTTGGCAAGCCATTGCCTATTCAGATATAGATCCATTCCCGGTTGCTTTGCTGCAACACTACTACCCAGATGTGCCTGTTCATGGTGACTTCACTGCATTGCAAGATGAAGATTGGATAGGTGACGCAGATCTATTGGTAGGCGGCACGCCATGCCAAGCCTTTAGTTTGGCAGGCAAAAGACAATCCTTGTCTGATGATAGGGGTAATTTAACACTACAATTTGTGAGGTTAGCAGATGCAATTGACAATCTTCGACAAGATGTTGGAAGAAAACCAGCGATCATCGTCTGGGAAAACGTCCCCGGGGTCTTGTCCACAGACGACAATGCCTTTGGAAATTTCTTGGCTGGATTATGTGGATGTGATGTACCCATCAAACCACCAAGGGAAGGATGGAGCTACGCAGGTGTGGTTTCTGGGGAAAAGCGGGTTGCCGCATGGCGCATCTTGGACGCCCAATATTTCGGAGTGGCCCAGCGAAGGCGGCGGATCTTTGTGTGCGCTTCATCAGGTACTAGAGGGTGGCGATGTGCCGATGCGTTACTTCCTATCACCCAAAGCATGTCGTGGAATCCTAGACCGGGCAGAGAAACGGGGAAAGCCACTGCCCCCACAATTACAGCAAGCTCTCCATTCAGTAGCGCAGGGGGGAAAGACCAGCACGATGCCTACCAAGTTGTAGATGCTACAGGCTACCAAGGCGACAGGATTTACAATACAGATGATGCCTTTGGTACATTGCCAAGCCAAGGTGGCAACAATGGTGGTGGTTCTGGTGGACTAGTTGCGGGCACAATAAAGGCTAGGGATTGGAAGGGTGTGGGGTTTGATGATACAGATAAGCTAGTTATCAATGCATTAGATACAGAGTGCATACTGGCTAAACAGAATCATCAATCTGTTATCAATCATACCATTGCCATACAAAACAATCAGACAAAGCATGGTGCAGCCAATGGCAAAGGATACAATGATGAAGTCATGTACACACTAGACACACGTGAACCGCATTCTATTGCTTTTAACCATGACGCAGGTAAGTTTGGTGCTGCAGCTACAGATGATCTGACACCTACCTTGCGTGCCAAGCCAGACCAAGGCACAGGTGTATATCAACCAAGCCAAGCCATAAGAAGGTTAACGCCAAGGGAATGCGAACGTTTGCAGGGTTTCCCAGATGATTACACCTTGATACCTTACAGGGGCAAGATAGTAGGTGATGCACCCAGATACAAAGCATTAGGTAATAGTATGGCTGTGCCTGTCATGAAGCACATAGGCAAGCAGATACAGAAAGTGTTTGGTGATGAAGAAAAGTAAACTATCACCAGATGCTGTGCGTGATGCACCAGAAGGTGAATACCAATGTCCAGGTCAACATAGTGTGTTGCCTGCCAGATCCTTTGGTGACGTCAGATTCAATCAATATCCTATGACCTACAGAGTGCTAGGCATATGTGCATCACATGCATCTAGCTACACAGGTACATTCTTTGTAAATCAAAAGACACTTGCAGACATCTGCCAATGTAGTCAGCAAGCCATATCACACCACATGACCAAGCTAATCAAATGGGGTTATCTGGAAAAGGTACGCAACCAAGATGTGCGTCGTGCCTATGGCAAGAAGGGTGCAGTCTGGCGTGTTATCTATGACCCAAGAAGGGGCATGGAAGATGTCATTGCAAAGGCTACCCACAAAGACCCAATCATTGAACAAGAAGCAGCTAAAGATACACTAGCTTTTATCGAAGAAGTATCTGATAAACCTGTGGATAACTTTATTGATAACAAGGTGGGGCTTGTACAAGGTGGGGATTGTAATGGTAATAATAACAAGGTGCAGGTTGTACAAGAAAACAAACCACACCTAGTAAATAACTACCATAGATTAACTAGTAAAGATAATATAAGTGAAATTGATTGTAAGAAGTTATGCAATCTGTACAGCCAAATGGTGCAAAGAAAGTATGGCAAGGCATGGGCATATGACTTTAGGCAGTTAGATCTTGCCAAAGACTTATTGATTTACATGGACATCGATACCTTTGAAGGTGTGGCAGATAAGCTGCTTACAAGAATGCGTGACAACAACAAGCCTGCACCGCAATCATTGCTTTACTTTGTGAAGATGCAAGAAAACAAAGGCAAGCCCATGTCTGTTGAAGCATTGATAAAGATGACAGCAAGCCAGATGAAGATGCCAAGATGATGATATGTAAAGTTTACAAAGGGTCATATGAAAAGTTTACGCCCTGGTTGCAATGTATTTGTGGAACTGTGGCACATGCCCATGCATGGCTACAAAAAAAGGGGATATACCCCCCCTCCCCTCCTAGCGTTATATGTGGGGTTTCACAAAAAAATTTGGGGGTTTTTTGTAGAAAGGAAGGATTGCTATGAATAAGCAATACAATGTTACGCAAGCCAAGGAAATCGAAGGTAGGGATAAGCCTATCTGGATTAAACATGGGCGTGCTTTTGAAAAAGATGGGAAGATTAGGATTAAATTAGATTCAATTCCTATCCCAGACCAGAAGGGTGAGATCTGGCTAAACCTTTTTGAGCAGGATGACAACAACAATAACCAGGCAAACAACCAAAATAGTGGTGGCGGTGATGACCTGCCTGAAGGTTGGTAGGGGGTTATCATGGTTACACGGAAGGTAAAGAAGCTATGGCAGGGTAAATATGTGTCTGTTAGGGATACTGACCTGCACAAAGCTGTGGAAAAAGGTGGTCTAAAGATAGTTCATGAAGGGGATTCTATGGTTTTTACCCCAGAAGATTGCCTTGTTGTGCTGCGTAATAACGCAAAAAAGGGTTCAAAGGTTTACCAAAGTAAGTTCAAGGGCAGCTATAGCCTTGTTGATTTGCTTTGGAAACCACTAGTACATGATGAAAGGCAACAGGCTTTGCTATGACTAAAAGAGCTGTACCCCCGGTGGGCAAGTTTGGCGGTGTAGGAGACATTCAGAAAAGGCTTCGTGGCAGTGAAATGATCTATGACAATAGGGATAACATTGCCCAAGCGCTGATGGGTTTGTTTGCTGCGAATATAACAGATGTGCTTGATTGGAAAGATGGGCAGGTATTGGTCAAAGATGCAGCAGATATCCCAGACCATGCACTTGCTGCCATCAAAAAAATTAAAGTTACGCCAACTGCTGCCGGGGATCAGCTCGAAGTTGAGCTTATAGATAAGATTAGGGTTGGGCAGATGCTTGCTAAGTCTGCAGGACTGCTTGACCCTGCTAAGACAGAAGATAAACCTGCTGTCATGAATATAGAAATGGTTATGCCATCAGAGGATAAAGATGAAAAATAAATATGAATATTTGCTATGGAACGTCTACCACACTGTGTTAGCTATTCTGCTTGCAGGAATCCTTGTTGTAGAAACTTTGGAGTTCTTAGGCTATGGGCACTAAAAAATTTTTATGCACGCTGTGCAAGCTAGAACCTGCAAGTACACCTAACCCAGATTCCAAGAAGGGTCTGGTGTGTAACAATTGCTGGTTAATAATTACAAAAAAATATTTGGCGGATAAGTTCTATGCACCACACAAAGTTTGACTTTAGTTGCAGCCCCCAAGTTGCAAAGTTTCTGCAAGACAATAGCTTTGTGCGTGGTCTTATGGGGCCTGTTGGTTCTGGCAAGTCCTACGCTTGCTGCTCTGAAATTTTGAAGCGAGCCATCCAACAAAAAGCTAGTCCGAGGGATGGCATTAAATATACTAGGTTTGCAATTGTCAGAAACACACACCCCATGCTGCGTACAACTACACTAAAGACATGGCTTGAAGTTGCCCCAGAAGATATCTATGGCCCAGTGCGGTACGCTCCACCAATCACCCATCACATTAAGCTACCTAGCAGGGAAGGGGCAGCTGGCATTGATTGTGAAATTATTTTTCTGGCACTTGATGATGCCAAAGACGTGCGCAAACTTCTTAGCCTTGAACTTACAGGGGCGTGGGTAAATGAGGCTCGTGAGCTACCTGTTGCAGTTATACAAGGCTTGAGCCACAGAGTAGGAAGATTTCCTAACAAATCAGATGGTGGCCCTACATGGCGCGGAATCATCCTTGATACAAACCCGTGTGATGATGACCACTGGTATTATAAGCTCGCAGAAAAAGAAACGCCCAAGGGTAAGTTTGCATGGAAGTTTTTCCGTCAACCTGGTGGTGTTCTGGAAATAGATCCTGCAGATGTGCCAGAAGATATGCCAGAAGCACAAGGATTTATTTATCAGGCAGGCAAGTGGTGGCAGACTAACCCTAAAGCAGAAAACATTAAGAACCTGCCAGACGGCTACTATGAACAGCTTCTAGGCGGTAAAAATGCAGACTGGATAAAATGTTATGCACAAGGTGACTACACCTATGTGCAGGAAGGAAAGCCAGTCTGGTCAGAATATAATGATAACCTCATGGCTTCTGACTTAGATGTAGACCCAACGCTGCCTATACACATAGGCTTAGACTTTGGTTTGACACCTGCAGCTGCCTTTGCCCAGCGCATGCGAAATGGTACATGGCATGTCCTGCATGAGCTTGTAACTTTTGATATGGGTTTGAACAGATTTGTTACAGCCTTGAAGTCTGCCATAGACACACACTTTCCAAGAATGGAAGTGGCTGTGTGGGGAGATCCTGCAGGCATGCAGCGTGATCAGATCTTTGAATCAACTGCTTTTGATCATCTAAAGCAGCATGGGATTCTTGCCAAACCCACACATACAAATGATTTTAGAACAAGACGTGAAGCTATGGCAATCCCTATGGGCAGGCTTATAGAAGGCAAGCCGGGCTTTCTGCTTGATCGAAAGTGTGTGCGGTTACGCAAAGCCCTAGCAGGTGGCTACCATTTCAAGCGTGTATCTGTAGGCGCAGGGCAGGAAAGATTTAGGGATACACCTGTAAAAAATGAACATTCACACGTAGCAGATGCAGCTGCCTACCTGTTTCTAGGGGGTGGTGAACACAAAGGCATGACCAGAAGGGCACAACCAATGGGCATGGCAAACAATGCAAAGGTATTAGATTTTGATGTTTTCAACAACTGAACTAAATGAAATCACCGGGTTAGACTACCCAAACCACAAAATTGTGGATTGGAATGAAAACCATATGCACATGCTGCATCTAAATGAACACGATGCTAAATGGTACGGAATGTATAAAAACTATGCAGGCGTGCTTGCATCGCATTCACCACAAGGATCTGCCTTTACAGGTGTGGGTCATGGGCAGGTTGTATGTTGTTTTGGATTTACATACATGTGGGATGGTGTTTATGAAGCATGGCTTATTCCGACAACAGAAAATATACGCAAATATGTTATCCCATTTCATAGGGCATCTATGCGGATTTTTGACTACGCTATGAGCAAGCACAGTATGAAACGCCTGCAAATAACAGTCAGCTCTGAAAATGCTTTGGCTCTAAAGTGGGCGGAAAGATGTTATTTTAATCATGAAGGGGTCTTACAGAAGTATGGCCCAGAAGGAACTGATTATTATATGATGGCGAGGTATTGACATGGGCGGAATATTTAGATCACCAAAAGCACCACCACCACCTGATCCCGGGATTGAAGATGCATTATCTAGGCGGGAAAAGGCTGCAGACAAAGAACGCGGTAAAGAAATCCGCAGATCTGCTGCAAGTAGGCGTGCAAGGCGTGGGGCTGGTTCTGTTTTAATGGATGTATCTAGGCAATCTGGGCCGCAAGGCGGGAACACCCAGTCAACGCTAGGGCCTAGTGTAAGAAACCCAAGGGGCTAACATGGCTAAAAAATATGTAAGAAATCCGAAGCACACTAAACCTGTGCATGAAGATAAGGGCAATGGTAGCTAAAAGATTCCAAAACCCTAGTGGTGGCTTGAATGAAGAAGGCAGGAAGCACTTCAAAAGAACAGAAGGCGCTAACCTAAAAAGACCCCAACGCACTGGCACTGATGGGCGTAGAGTTTCTTTCGCCGCCAGATTTGCAGGAATGAAAGGGCCAATGAAAAACAAAGATGGCACACCTACAAGGAAAGCATTAGCCCTAAAAGCATGGGGATTTGCATCTGTAGAAGCTGCTCGCAACTTTGCCAATAGGCATAAGAAGGCATGACATGGCAGAACTCCCCCTAAAAGAAATTAAAAAACGCTTCAAAGGTGCAGAAACACATAAGGAACATTGGCGTTCAGAATATGAGCAGGCATATGAATTTGCCTTGCCTATGCGCAATCTTTATGATGGCTTTTATGAAGCAGAAACCCCCGGAACTAGGAAGAACAAAAGGGTCTTTGACAGCACAGCAATTCATAGTACAGCACGCTTTGCTAACAGAATACAGTCAAGTCTGTTTCCTCCACAAAGAAACTGGTGTCGCCTAGCTCCGGGGAACCGTATACCGCAAGAACAACACATAGAAACACAAAGGGTTTTAGACTTTTATTCTGAAACCATGTTTGGTGTTATGCGCCAATCTGGGTTTGACCTAGCTATTGGTGAAATGCTTTTGGATCTTGCTATTGGCACTGCCTGTATGCTTATCCAGCCGTCTGGTGATGACACAAAGCCAATCAAATTTACATGTGTGCCTTCCTATCATGTGTGTTTTGAAGAAGGGCCTAATGGTCAAATCAATACTGTATACAGAAAATTCAGACGCCCATTCAATGTTTTGGAACGCGAGTTCCCAGACATCAAGATTCCAAGTGAAGTAGCAAAGAAGTATGAAGAAAAGCCAACACAAAAAATAGAACTGTTAGAAGCAACCTATGAAAACGATGGCTTTATCTACTATTGCCTTTCAACAATGGAAGGTGATCACAAACTAGTATCAAGGCAGCTGCAAAGTTTCCCTTGGGTTGTGGCACGCTACATGAAAGCATCTGGAGAAATATACGGGCGCGGGCCTGTGTTATACGCCCTGCCTGATATTTTGACTGTCAACAAGGTCAAAGAACTAGCGCTTAAAAATGCAAGCCTAAGTATTGGCGGTGTGTTTACCGCAGTAGATGATGGCGTTCTAAACCCACAAACAATAAATATACAACCTGGTTCTGTGATTGCAGTAAATAGCAATGGTGGGCCAAGGGGTGCGTCATTGATGCCATTACCAAGATCGGGGGATGCCAATCTATCACAGATAGAACTCAATGACCTACGTATAAATATCAAAAAGATGCTGCTTGATGATTCGCTTCCCCCTGATACCATGTCTGCCAGATCAGCAACAGAAATCATGGAACGCATGAAAGATCTGTCTGCTAATTTGGGTGCAGCATTTGGGCGCATGATTGATGAAATAATGTATCCCATTGTTGGCAGAACACTTGCCATCATGAATGAAATGGGAATGATAGAGCTCCCCTTGAAGGTCAATGGCTTGGAAGTGCAGGTTATTCCTGTATCTCCACTAGCCTTGGCTGGAAACACAGACAACATCAACAGCGTTATGCAGTTTATGCAGATTACGCAGGCAATGGGGCCGCAAGGTCAGATGCTTGTTGATCCAATGAAGGTGGGGGATTACGTGGCAGACATGCTTGGCATACCAGGTGAAGTAAGGACTACACAGGAAGAACGTCAAGTTATGCAACAAGAAATGATGCAAGCTGCACAAGCTATGATGCAGCAACAGCAGGGCATGGCTGCACCTGCTCCAGAAGGACAGACAGATGGCTAACCAAGCAGAAAAGATTAGATCTATCAACACCCCCGGGTGGGATGGTGTAAATTCAACTGCAGACACAGTAAGGCTCAACAACCTATCTGAACAGCAGTCTATGGATCTTCTATACAAGCGGTGCTTTAGCACAGAAGCAGGACAAGAAGTTCTAAAGCATTTACAATCAATAACAATAGAGCAACCTTGTTGGATTCCGGGCGCGGATTCATCCTTTGGGTATAGTCGCGAAGGACAGAATAGCATTGTGCGTGAAATACAACAAAGAATAAAAAGGACAGAAAATGGATGATAACGACATGGATAATCAGGTGGCTGAACAGAACAGCGATCAGGATCAGGGTCTTATGGGTAAAGTGCAAAGTGCAGAGCCTGAAAGCAATGATGTTAATGAAACAGAAATCCCGCATCTGGAAACAGATCAAGAAGTAGAAGACGATGATGACGGTCTGTATGTAAGACCAGACTTTATTCCAGAAAAGTTCTGGGATGAAAAAGAAGGGCCAGACATTGAAGGTATAATGAAAAGCCTTGGTGAACTAGAAAAGAAGTTCCATAGGGGCGATCACAAAGTACCAGAACAATATAACCTAGATGTGCTTTCTGAACATAATGTGCCAGAAGATGATGAGCTCCTTACTGGTTTTGTGACATGGGCAAAGCAAAACAATATTAGTCAGAAAGGATTCGATGACATTGTAGGGAAGTTTGTTGGCATGTCTGGTAATGCAGTGCAACAACAGCAGGTCAATAGGGCAGATGAACTAAAGGCACTAGGCCCTAATGCAGATGCTATTATAAAAGGCAACAAGGACTGGATGGATGGTCTGCAGCGTAAGGGCATCATTAGTGAAGATGATTTAGCAGAACTTTACTTTCTTGGTGATGTAGCTGCAGGGCAAAGGGTAATCAGCAAATTGCGCCAGATGAGTGGCGACATGACACCTATACCAACAACACCAACTGCAGAAGGCAGAATGTCTAATCAAGAATTCAAAGAACATGCTGCAGTTCTAATGTCAGATCCTAAGTATGGCAATGATCCTGTGTACACTAGAAATGTAGAAAATGAATTCAATGAATATTATGGAAGGTAAGTTATTGTTTACAAGCCGGGGTTTGTAACGTAAATTGTACTAGATTGATAACTCCCATCTAGGGGGCCGATCTGGCGTGTAGAAATACACCGTTTGCACAAACGATATTTGTGAAGCGCAGGCTGGATTGTTCCAATAACCTGAATCGCGTTTGAGTGTAACTTAAACTGGGAGATGTCAAATGACAACCAAAGCAAATCTGTCAGCAGCGTTCGTCCAGCTTTTTGATAGCGAAGTGCATCAAGCCTACCAGGGTTCTGCAATGCTTCAAAATGTTTGCCGGATGCGCACTGGCGTAGTGGGGAACACAGTAAACTTCCCTAAAATTGGCAAGGGTCAAGCTACCCTTCGCAACCCTGGCACTGACGTTGTGCCACTTAATAGCTCGTTCACTTCTGTGAACGTCTCAATGTCTGACTTTTCTGCATCAGAATATTCAGACATCTTCTTGCAAACTAAGATCAATTTTGATGAACGCCGTGAACTGGCCCAAGTGGTTGGTTCTGCTATTGGCAGACGTCAAGATCAGATCATTATTGATGCTATCAACACTGCATCAGCAGGCACAACAGTTGCTAAAACTGTGGTGACTTCTGGTACAGCAGCTGCTAGTAACCTCAATGTAGGTAAGATTCTGGCAGCTAAGAAAGCATTAGATGCAGGGAATGTTCCACCAACTGATCGCCACTTTGTGATTCACGCTAACAACCTTTCTGGTTTGTTGGGTGATGAACGGGCAATTAGTGCGGATTTCAACAGCATCCGTGCCCTCGTGTCTGGTGAAATTAATTCATACCTCGGCTTCCAATTCCACGTT